TGCGAAACAATGACTCGCGGATGCCTCTGTTTGCGGAACGTAAGTCCACAACCAGTCGCGGAAGCGGTTTTGGTTCTGGTTCAAAGTAACAAGGAGTCCTTAAATGGCAACTACAGCTTCCCCCTACGGGCTGCGCCCCGTAAATCGTATCGACGGCATGGCATATGCTGGCGCTACTTCGCAGTTTCTGATCGACCCCGCTGGCGAAGCGACTAACCTGTTTTACGGTCAAGTCGTTATCATCGGTGCCGACGGTTACATCGCTCTGTCCACCGCCACTGGCGCTGACTTGACTACCAACAACCTCGGCGGCTCCAGCCTCGGCGCTATTGGTGTGTTCGTTGGTTGCTCGTACATCAACGCACAAGGCCAGCAAATCTACGGCCAGTACTACCCCTCCGGCACAACCGGCGTGGTGACTGCATACGTGGTTACTGACGACAGCGTGACTTTCCAAGCTCAACTGGACGGCGCTGCTGACCAGTCCGATCTCGGTGCCAACACTTTTTTCGCAGCCGTTCAGAGCACCAGCACTGGTTCTACCCAGACTGGCAACTCGACCAGCGCGTTGGAGTCCACCACCCAGACCGCCGCTGCCGCGTTCAAAATCATCGGCTTTGCATCCCCTGTGACTGACGCTTACCCAGACGTTCTGGTGAAGTTCAATCCGGGCGCACACGCCTTCTCTAACGCCGTCGGCATCTAAGGAGTAACTCACCATGGCTATTTCACGCGCACAACTGCTCAAAGAGCTGCTCCCCGGTCTGAACGCCTTGTTCGGTTTGGAATATGCACGCTACGGCGAGCAACACAAAGAAATCTACGAAACAGAGAAATCTGAGCGTAGCTTCGAAGAAGAGACCAAGCTGTCCGGTTTTGGCGCTGCTCCTGTCAAGAACGAAGGCTCCGCCATCGCTTACGACAACGCGCAGGAAGCCTTCACTGCACGCTACACCCACGAAACCATCGCTTTGGGCTTCTCCATCACTGAAGAAGCTGTGGAAGACAACCTGTACGACAGTCTGTCTGCCCGCTACACCAAGGCTCTGGCTCGCGGTATGGCCTACACCAAGCAAGTCAAAGCTGCTTCCGTGCTGAACACTGGCTTTGCCGGTACAGCTCTGGGCGGCGACGGCGTGTCTTTGTTCGGTAACAACTCCAGCGGCACTCGCGTTGGTCATCCTTTGGTTGGCGGTGGTGTGAACTACAACAGCCCAACCACTGGCGTTGACTTGAACGAGACATCGTTGGAAAACGCTACCATCCAGATCGCTGCTTGGACTGATGAACGTGGTCTGTTGATCGCTGCCAAACCAGTCAAGTTGATTATCCCTCCATCACTGATGTTCGTTGCCAAGCGTTTGCTGGACACCGAACTGCGTGTTGGCACTGCTGACAACGACATCAACGCGTTGAAGCAGATGGGCACCATCTCTGGTGGTTACACCGTCAACAACTTCTTGACCGACAACAACGCGTGGTTCCTGACCACAGACGTTCCAAACGGCCTGAAGCACTTCGAGCGTACTGCTCTGTCCACTTCGATGGACGGCGACTTTGATACCGGCAACGTCCGTTACAAAGCCCGCGAGCGTTATTCGTTCGGCTGGTCTGACCCATTGGGTATGTGGGGCAGCTCCGGTTCGTCTTGATAGCTTTTCCGTGTGGTCGCTTGGCTCACAGCCAAGAAGGACGGCGGTTTTGAAAAGGGGCCTTGTGCCCCTTTTTCTTTTGGTGTATATTGCAGTCACTCCCGGACTTTCCGGTGTATCTGACGGCTCCGGGCCGACGTCATGCAGACAGATACGCCTTAACCGCATGAGGAAAAAATCATGGCAAGCACTACCTTCTCCGGCCCAGTCACATCGACAAACGGCTTCATTGGCACTGTTACGGGCAACGTCATCGGCAACGTCACGGGCACTGTTACAGGCAACGTGGCTGCCACAGCCGGATATATTCAGCTCCGCACAGCCACCAGCACACAAATTGCCGCCATTGCCAACGCCGTGAACACCACAGGCAAGGCCGCTGGCACGATTGTTTTTGACACCACTCTGGGCACCCTGAAGATCGCTACCGGCGCTTTGGCTGCCAGCACTTGGGTTAACGCTGACGGCACTACTGCTGTTACTCCTTCCTAATCAACCCAAGGGGGCCGAAGCCCCTGTTTTAAAGGAGATTGATTATGACGATGCAGACAGACGTCCTAGCGGGCACGCTCATTGAGAGCGGGTTCATCTACAAGCAGCGCACACGCGTCAAAGGCGTGTCGGTCAAGGGCGACGGCACAACCGCTGGCGTTTTGGACATTTTTGATACAGTGACAGCACCGGTTACGGCTACTTACGGTCGAACCGGGAACGTAGTTACAGTGACAAAGAACGCGCACGGCCTACAGACCGGTGACACGGTCGGTTTGTCGTTTGTTGCGGCTTCTGGAACCGCTGCCACTGATGGCAATTACACCGTGACCAAGTTGACAGACAACACTTTCACGGTGACGGACCTCAACTCGGGGACGGTTGCAGCCCTAACTGCCTGCGTCTACGCTTCGCGCTGGATCATGACGTTCCGAATTACCGCTGGTGACTCGTACGTAAACTACTGGCTCATTCCGGGGCAAGGTGTTTTGGCGTTGAATGGCATCTACCTGCGCATCACCAACCTTAACGCGGCTTCGGTGTTTTATGGCTAAGAGCCCAGCATGGACGCGCAAAGAAGGCAAGTCCGAGAAGGGCGGCTTGAACGCGAAAGGGCGGGCGTCTTACAACAAGGCGAACCCCGGCAAGCCCGGCCTGAAGGCTCCCCAGCCCGAGGGCGGCAAACGCCGCGACTCTTTCTGCGCCCGCATGGAAGGCATGAAGAAGAAGCTGACCGGCGAGAAGGCCAAGAAAGACCCGGACTCACGCATCAACAAAAGCCTGCGGGCTTGGAAGTGCTGACATGGAGATGATGCTCTGGAACGCAGCCCTGAGTGCAATCGTTGCAATCATGGGCTTCTTGCTCAAAGGCAAGTTTGACGAGCTGGATCGGCTCAGTATTTTGCTGAACCGCACCCGGGAGGAAGTTGCGCGTGACCACATCACGCGCTCCGAATTCCGTGCTGACATGCAGCAGCTACTGGACCGGTTCGACCGGCTTGAGCGCAAGATCGACAACCTGCGGGGCAGTCATGCCGTCCAGCAGTAAGAAACAAGCCGACTTCATGCGTGCGGTAGCGCACAGCCCGAAGTTTGCAAAGAAAGTGGGCGTCCCACAGTCCGTGGGCAAAGATTTTTCAACTGCGGACAAAAGCCGCAAATTCAAAGAAGGTGGCGATATGGCAACGAAAATGAACCCGGCTTTTAAAGCAATGATTGAGAAGAACAAGGCAGGCGCTAAGCCTGCAGCCAAGGGCAAGATGATGGAGCCAAAAGGCAAGCCATTTGCCAAGGGCGGCGGCATCGAGTCCAAGGGTAAAACCAAAGGCACCATGGTCACCATGAAGCGCGGCGGCAAGACCTGCTAAGGAGCCCACCATGGCAAAACTGAGCGAATTTGGGCAGGCGTTTTCCGATGCCCGTAAATCCGGGTTGAAGACATTCGAGTTCAAGGGTAAGAAGTACGGCACTAAGCTGGCTTCTGAAGTTGAGCAGCCGTCCGTCGGCGGTAAGCCAAAGGCTGGTGAGTACAAAACACGCGGCCAGTACAGCGACAAGGACCAGTCCTTGAAGGACAAGAACTACGTGCGTCGGGACATGAAAGACCGCATGGACGTCATCGACCGCGAAACGCAGGGCGATTTCTCTACAGCCATGAACTACAAGCCCCGCCGCACGCCCGAGTCGCTGACAACGACCAGTAAGCCCGGCACACGCACCAACTACGAGAACGAAGACGCTACGTCTGAGACGTTCAAACGCGGCGGCAAAGTGTCTTCGGCCTCTAAGCGTGCTGACGGGATTGCCCAACGCGGAAAGACGAGGGCCTGAGTATGATGGCCAGTCGCGGTATGGGGGACATCGCCCCCTCCAAAATGCCCAAAGGCGTCCGCAAGGCCCGCCGGGATGACACCGACTTCACGCAGTACGCTGAAGGCGGCAAAGTCAATGCGGCTGGCAATTACACCAAGCCCCGTCTGCGCAAGCGGATTGTGAGCCAAGTCAAAGCGGCAGCGACGCAGGGCACCGGGGCAGGCCAGTGGTCAGCCCGCAAGGCCCAGCTCGTGGCCAAGAAGTACAAAGCCGCTGGCGGCGGGTACAAGGACTGAGATGAAGGCACCCCAGCAATCCCTCAAAGACTGGGGCGACCAGAAGTGGCGCACCAAGAGTGGGAAGCCGTCTTCAAAAACGGGCGAGCGCTACCTGCCGGAGAAGGCGATAAAATCGCTCAGCCCCGCAGAGTATGCGGCCACCACAAAAGCCAAGCGTGCTGGTAAGGCGGTGGGCAAACAGTTTGTGGCCCAGCCCAAGACCATCGCAAAGAAAACAGCAGGGTTCAGATAATGGCAACATCCGGCGTCTCCAATTTCAACCTTGACTTGACGGAAGTCGTCGAGGAGGCTTTCGAGCGCGTGGGCGGTGAGATGCGTACGGGCTACGACCTGCGCACTGCTCGTCGTTCGATGAACTTGATGTTTGCCGATTGGGCCAACCGTGGGCTGAACATGTTCACCTACGAGCAGGGCTCTATCCCGCTGGTAGCAGGCACGGCCACATACGAGCTTCCGGCCGACACGGTTGATTTGCTTGAGCACGTCATCCGCACAGGCGCAGGAAGCGCTTCGACTCAGGCAGACCTGACGATCACCCGGATCAGCGTCTCCACCTACGCCACGATCCCAAACAAGTTGCAGCAAGCCCGGCCCATTCAGGTCTGGATTGAGCGTTTGAACACCCCCCGGTTTACCGTTTGGCCCGTGCCAGACAACACCCAGCCCTATACCTTTGTGTACTGGCGTCTGCGTCGCATCCAGAATGCTGGCGACGGTGTGAACACCATGGACATGCCGTTCCGGTTCTTGCCTTGCATGGTGGCGGGCTTGGCCTACTACTTGGCGCTGAAGGTGCCCGGTGGCACAGAGCGCCTGCAGGTGCTCAAGGCTCAATACGACGAGGCTTGGGACCTTGCCTCTTCCGAAGACCGCGAGAAGGCAGCTGTGCGCTTTGTGCCACGCCGCCAGTACATTGGAAGCGGGACTTAAATGGGCAATCGGTTTGCCAGCGCCAAGAACAGCATTGCCCAGTGTGACCGCTGCGGCTTTCGCTTCAAGCTCACAGAGCTGCGCAAGGAAATCATCAAGACCAAGCAGGTCAACATTCTTGTGTGCGGCTCTTGCTGGGACCCCGATCAGCCGCAGCTCCAGCTGGGCATGTACCCTGTGGACGACCCGCAAGCGGTGCGCAACCCGCGCCGGGACACCACATACGTCACAGCCGGACCCAACGTGGCAGGCTTCCCGACAGGCGGTAGCCGGGACATCCAGTGGGGTTGGAACCCTGTTGGCGGAGCCCGGTTCTTTGAAGACGAGCTAACCCCAAACTACTTGGTGTTGACTACAGCAGTCGGCCAAGTGACAATCTCAACATCGTAAGGAGTCCATCATGGATGCAAAAACCGCAGTTCGCAAGCACGAGAACAACATGCACCCCGGCCAAAAGCCTACCAAGCTGCGTGCCGGTGGCAAGACCAACAGCGACATGCTGAAAATGGGTCGTGGCTTGGCCAAAGTCGCCAACCAGAAATCCCCCGGCCGCAAAGGAGCCTGATATGGCAACGTACAACCAACCCAAACCAGCCGCTACGCAGGCCGTTTTGCCTGACACGGACAACAAGAAGTACATGCGCGACATGAACGTCTCTGTTGGCACCAACCACAGCAACGACTACAAGCCAACCAAGACCTCGGGCATCAAAATCCGTGGCACTGGCTGCGCCACCAAGGGCACCATGGCCCGTGGCCCAATGGCGTGAGGTGACGGATGAACTACACCCAGTTGACCGCTGCCATCTGCGACTACACGCAGAACTTCGACCAAGACTTTGTTGACAACATCCCGGTGTTTGTGCAGCAGGCCGAGCAGCGCATTTTCAACACGGTGCAGTTCCCCTCAATTCGCAAGAACGTGACGGGTACGCTCACAGCGAGCAACAAATACCTGTCCGCCCCGGGCGACTTCTTGGCTGTGTATTCGCTGGCTGTTGTTGATGCCACTGGCGCGTACGAGTACCTGCTCAACAAGGATGTCAACTTCATCCGGCAGGCATACCCCACGCCAACATCGACTGGCTTGCCGAAGTACTACGCGCTGTTTGGCCCGACAACCACCAATGACCCATCGCCAGTCATTACAAATGAGCTGTCGTTCATCATGGGCCCAACCCCCGCGTCCGCGTACACGGTTGAGCTGCACTACTATTACTACCCTGAGTCGATCAGCGTAGCGGCTTCTGGCCAGACATGGCTTGGCGACAACTTTGACTCCGTGCTGCTGTACGGCTCTCTGGTCGAGGCTATTACGTTCATGAAGGGCGAGGCCGACATGGTGCAGCTGTACAACACCAAGTACACCGAGGCGCTTGCTTTGGCCAAACGACTGGGCGATGGTATGGAGCGTCAAGACGCCTACCGCTCTGGGCAATACCGACAGGCGGTGACTTGATATGGCATTTGACCAAACCCTCACCACGAGCTTCAAGCAGGACATCCTGCTGGGCGTGCACGACCTTGATACAGACACCATCAAGATGGCGCTGTTCTTGGCCACGGCCGACCTTGGCGCAGCCACCACGGTGTACACAACAACCGGCGAGACGTCTGGTACGGGCTACACGGCTGGGGGCAAAACGCTGACCGGCGTGACGGTGCTGACCGCTGACACAACCGCATACGTGGACTTTGCCGACCCTTCATGGGACCCCGCCAGCTTTACTGCACGTGGTGCCCTCATTTACAATGCCAGCAAGAGCAACAAGGCTATTGCGGTGTTGGACTTCGGGTCGGATAAAACGACGACCACAACTTTCACGGTGCAGATGCCCGCCAACACAGCGACCAGTGCGCTGATCCGTATTTCCTAAAAGGAGTTTTACATGTTCAACGACAAAGCGCATTCCGGCGACGCTGCAGCAGCAGGTTTGGTTGCAAAGACAGGTTTCTCCACAACTGCCCAAGCTGGCGGCGTGTACCACGTTCAGTGCCTTGACAAAGACGGCAACCTGAAGTGGGAAGACAGCATGCACAACCTCGTGGTCAACGAGGGTTTGCAAAACATGAACACCCAGTACTTCAAGGGCTCCACCTATACGGCGGCGTTCTACTTGGGTCTGGTAACCGGCCCCGGCTCCGGCACCACATACGCTGCAGCTGACACACTGGCTTCGCACGCAGGCTGGACCGAGTACACCGACTACTCCGGCTCACGCAAAGCTGTGACTTTCGGCACTGCCACCACGGCCGATCCATCGGTTATCAGCAATAGCGCCTCTCCCTCTTCTTTCACCATCTCTGGCGCTGGTGGTGTGGTGGCTGGCGCGTTCCTGTGCACAGTGGCCAGCGGCACTTCCGGTGTGTTG